TGTTTCTTACTTGTCCAAATACCAACCTCTGCTAATACTTCGCGTTTCATTACCATCTTCTGTTCAAATGCATTTACATACTCTGCCATTTCACCATAACACTTATCAATTACATCTTGAATTTTATCTTCACAAACCTTATCCATGAACTCTATAATTTTATCTGTATCTGTAAGACCTACTTTTTGTACAAGAGACTCAAGAGTAACGTACAGAGAGTCAGTATCGGAAGCAAGGACATAATCATGGTTTTCTGTCTCCATTATTTTGTTTAAGTATTGATTGACTGCTCTCTCAGCCCACCGAATGGAAAGTTGACCCGCAACGGATACAGCTTCAGCATTCCTTACATCATAAAAACGAAACCATTGATTACCAAGGGCTCCGTAGGCTGAGTTGAGAGCAATCTTTAAGTTGATCTGCATATTGTGATACTGAGCCAATTTGTTAGTATCTGCAGCCTTACCCTTCTTCTGTTCCGCAATCATCAAGTCTTTGTACTTGACGCGGTCAGTGTACATCTTCTCCATAAGTGCTGGAAGAAAACCCTGTTTCTTGCGAGTATACAAAGAACCATTTGGAGTCATGGTAAGATTTTTCTCTTTAAGAAAGGCAACATCAAATTCTCTATCAAGTAAAGCATCTACCAGACCAGACTCAGGATACATACCTACAAGAGTCTCAGGAGATATATTGTACATCATTATCAGATGCGGGTACAAACTATTCAAGTCAAAACTAGCAACCCACTTGTGCCGACCAATTTGAGGATCTTTCACATAGGCACCCTCATATGCTTCAGATTTAGTATCATGTTTCTTTGGTGGAACGACAATTTGTTGGTCTTTCAGATGATTGTAAATAATACAATCCCACATCTTCACAGGACTGAACACATCATTGAAGTTACACTTGGCCATGTAAGCTAGTGAGATAATCATCTCCAAGAGTTTCATCTTCTCTTCTAGTCTTTCCAACAAGACAACATCATGAACATTATAGTCAACGAACTTCTGAAAGTTTGTTTGATATAGTTCGTGTAGTGAAGCGTATTCTGAATAGTCTAGTTTCTTTTCCCCCAACTCTGCGTATGCAATATGGTTCAAAGAATAAGACTCTTGATTGACATAAGTAAACTTCTTGTAAGCATCCATATAGTCAATACTTGAAATACCAACCAGATCAAAAACCTGCAGTTGTCTGTTACCAAATAGATTTACTTCATGCTCTTTATACCAGCCCCACGGCGAGAGTTTCTTAGCCATCTTCTCACCAAGAATCTTGACGATACGATTAACAAGAAATGGAATATCAAAAAACCTTGAGTTCCATCCAGTAATAATGTCTGGATAGTTCATAGACCAATCAAGTACAAAGTTTTCCAATAGCCTTGTTTCGTTCTCGCAATGAATATACTCGATGCCTTCAGCCGGTGTGTATTCCTGACAACCATACACCTTGAAACTTTTTCCACAACGATAGGAGATAGCCAAGACTTCTTCGTTGGCACTTCTTACATCTGGAAAACCATGTTCTGAACTGGTTTCAATATCAATGAAACCAATCTTGATCTTATCTAAATCGTAGTCAACCATACCACGATAGTTATCAGAAATAAAAGAATATTGAAACTGGTCAAATCCAAAAACATTACCGCCATAATCTTTCATGGCTTGGCGAGAATCTTTCATAGAGCCCCACTTCACAGGAGCAACATTGCGATCATCTAGAGTTTTCCATTGGGGATTTTGAGGTTTGTGAGATTCTACAAATAAGGTAGGTTCGTAGTTCAATTTTTCTTTGAAAGATTCACCACGATCATTCACACCTCGCAGAGCAATAAAATTACCATGAGGTTGGACATTAGTATAAAACATTATAATTTATTATGATTGAGGGTCAAGAATGGTCTAAGTATTTAACGTAATTCACGTTTAACTTATCTAAACTATTATAACACACTTTTATGTGTTTGTCAAGCCATGCGGGTTTTGACAAATCGGAGATAATATTTAAGTCCGAGTTCTATTATTTTTCATTAAGATTATTTGAAAAATAGCAACATTTATTTAAGTTATTATAACATAATAGGATGTGATTGTCAATCCAATTCTTTCTTGAATTAAATTGGCCTATGAATAATAAAAATTCCAAATAAGCTGCCCACATATATTTCATATTTTCCTCCTATGAGAGAAGGCCTGTCTTATATTGGGTCTTCCCATTGACTCTTAGAGCCGTCATTGTTTTACTACGATTACTCCCATCAAGTACATAAGAACAATGCACCCATCCACTATTTGGGTCAACTCCATCGTAGAATTCTAGAATGAGTTGATCGAATATTAAATTTTCAGAAATCCATTTTGCAAGGTCTGGATTAGAAATTCTTGTTGATTCAAAATCGGCAGCTTGACCATTACAATGCTGACTTGTCTTTGAACCACCTACTGCCTTGTTTAATGCTGGAGAACGATATCCGCTATTGATGCGAATAACTCCGAATTCTTCTCTTACTGGTTGTAAGATAAAATTGCAGAGATTAGTTAAATTAATAACGTGTTCTCTTGTTGCATCATTTGATATACCCAAACGATCTGCAGTTGAACTCTTTATCATTTCTTGATACCCAAAGTTTTTTGTCAGGTGACCATTATATGATGGTATCTTGACTGCCATGATATTCTCCTAAGTTTGTTTAATATCAACCGAACCAGTAGTAGGATCAAATATAATTGTAAATGATTTTTCGATTGGTTTGAGTGTTCCGTCTGCTTTGACGATAGGTAACTTACCCTCAACAGCAGCCATCAATGCCTCTTTAGCATTTGTGAATTCGTGTGCGGGGTCATCTTTTATAGCTTTGTCTAATTCTTTTTTTGCGTTCGTTGGAAGTAAATCATCTATCATACTTTCCACATGCTCAGTCGCCAAGGTCTGAGCCTTATCTATAATAAGGCTAGAAATAACATTAAATAATAATAAAGGTAACACAATATTCTCCTAAAATTGAAATCCTTTTGGATCTTGTAGGTATTTTTCCCACATCTCTATACCATGTGCTGACATTGGACGTTCTGGCACTTTTGAGAAAAATTGATCACGCGTTAAAAAATCATATTCTATCTTTTCTTCAACATCATCAAAAAGGACTTCCTTTAATACTTTTCTTTTTTTTGCCATGTTAATTCTCTAATTTGAGATGATTCCTGTAACCATCGGTGTCTGATTGGTAAAGATCCCATTCTGAGTTAACATTAACTTGATCTGCACTAAGACCTGTCTTATCTATTGCTGCAGCAAATGCTTCTTTAGTATCCCAATGAGTTTCATTAACATACTTAGCAGCAACTTCAACTGTCTTTTCAACTTTTTTAGGAGCCTTTAAAATTTCTCCCATTACTTTAGATACTTTCTTTTTAGTTTTCTTTGCCTGTGCCATATATATCCTTTTTACTCCTATTAAGGTTTCACTTTATCTATACATTTATTTATAATCCCCCAATCTTGCGGATTGGGGGCACCACGATGGCTATTGACCGATAGGAATCAGTCTAGGCTTTTTCTCATCTGGAATTACACGTTCCAGATTCACTATAAGCATACCGTCTTGAAGGTCGGCATTCTTAACAATGATATCATCACTCAGTTGAAATGCCTTCGTAAAAGTTCTCTTGGCAATTCCATGATGTACAAAACCGATTTCATTGTTTTCACTGGTTTCATCATTATCACTCCCAACATCTTTCGCGGTAATAGAACGAATGGTAAGAGTACCATCAGTTACTTCTACTTCAATATCACTTTTTGAAAAACCAGCAAGAGCTAGTTCAACAACATACTGTAGATCATTAAGTTTGCGAATGTTATATGGTGGATAACCAGATTGAGCGGTATCCATACTATTAAGACGATTAAAAAGTCCATCGAATCCAACGCTGAATCCGAGCATCTTTTGTAAGTCTTGTGGTGTGGGGAATGTGTGTGGTGCTAATGTATACATAGGGCCTCCTGTAAAGCGAGGTTAATAATTGAGCTCCAATCTTCAGCACGTAGACTTGGAGTAAACACGAATAAAAGTACAATATCTATTCGTGGATTAGAGGTTACCACTATGGTCAACCTCAGTCGCGCCAACCTTCTCCTTTGAAGAGATGTTCGCAACGATGTTTGAAAACAGTCCAAAGTAGACTGCTCAAGGAATCTGAAGTATAATTTCCAGTTTCTTTTACTATCAATTTATATTTAGTCTTCATAATCTTTTCATCAATTTGCCAATTACTATTATAGTATTTAGTCATAATATAAAAAAAGTTAAAAGGGTGAGTTTAATCACCCTCTGTCAGATTATGTATGATTACTTTTTGGTATAAATTCCCCAAAGTACCCATACTGCGACTAGACCAACTAGGCCTTCGCTTCCGAGTGATTTAACTACCTCGGTAACTGATCCAATGACATCAATGCCAAGGAAAGGAACAGCTGCTCCAAAAAGAATTTGAAGAACCACGCCTAATGCGATTAACGCAAGACCAGCTTCTGTAAGACTGCGAATCCAGCCTGTTGCTTTTTCTAACATAGGATTACTCCCTTTTTTTGAATTATAGTTTTGGTCATATAACTAATTGTTATACGCCGGTTGAACCAAATCCACCTTCACGCTCGGTCTTCTGAACTGGTGGTTTTTTGATTTCGGTTAAACCATGATATATCTTTTTCACCAATTCAGCCTGACATACTCTATCTCCATTATTTATGGTCTTTGGAGCTTGAGATATGCTAGTCATCATAACGAAAATAGGATTTACATAGTCAGAATCTATTATACCTTCACTATTTGTTAAGTATAACCCATCGTTCCAAGCCAAACCTGACCTAGAATGAAGTCTAACTGAGTAACCTTCTGGAATATCAAAAATCAATCCAGTAGGAATCATTACTCGTTCCATGTTATTTATTTGAAGAACTCCGTTCTTGAATGGTTTTTCGATTACTCTATTTAGAGTATCTTGACGGATTTGATATTTTTCTACTCCGTCAAAACACGCGTGAATATCGAAACATGCTGAACCCTCTGTTGCATAAATGGGGTCTTTAGCATTCGGATGTAATTTATAAAATTTTAATATTTCATTCTTGGTTGTTTTGGTCGCCATCTTCAGTCCTTTTACTTCCAATATTATATTTTGCTGTAAGATCCCATTGGTCTTTTTCTTTAAAAGATAGGATCTTTAGTTGATTCAATGGAACAACTAATTCACTTGAAGAGTCTGGATTCACTAGTGCAATTAAGCCCCATTCCGATAAAAGATTTGCTATTGTATTACGTCTTGCTTGGTCGTTTTCTGAGAAGTTGGTTGGTTTACCATCAAGTGCAAATAATTCTTTAAAATGTACGATATAGTATCTACCCTGTTTATGTAGTATGTGACAAGATTGATATATTATTTTGTCTTTTCGGGAAGCTACCCCGATTCTAGTAAGTGTTTCACGCACCTTGAGAAAATCATCTGGATTTTCCAGAGTGCACTCCACCATGTTCTCTGTTCCTGTTGTCATTTTCCACTCCACCTTGATTCAGTTTATCTATGATATAAGCCAACTGATCCTCGGAGAGTATTCTTAGAGCATCTTTGGCTTTCTCATAACTAAATCCATAATACTCTTTCACCAATTCAACATTCTGTAGTTTCTCTGGTTTCAGCCACTTACTATACCTTCGTTTCTTTCTAATATTATTTATAAGATAGTCAAACTGAAGTCGGCTGTCAAGGTGGTGGTTGCGATTCATCTCATTTACTTGAAATATGGTGTCCATAAAGAAAGATAGACCGCGATTAACGATAAAAGGTGAATACTTCCTCTCATCTTGAGGAGTAAGCATTACATTCTCTTTGGTTTCGTTAATTGATTTTAGGTAATCAAATGGACTCATAATACTATTATACCATATTAAAGTGTTTTGTCAAGTTTTTTATCCACTTATTTTTCAATAAAATCTTTCAAGTTTGACACTACGGATTCACTAATACGTTTTTCGGATAAAGCAGCATACTCTGGATTTAATTCACACCCAATGTATTTTCTTCCATTATTACGAGCAACAACAGCTGTCG